GACGAAGCAGCAAAAGCTCTAACGGAATTGAGAAAAAACTCAAGACCGATAGGTATTTAATAAAAGCAGTAAATGGGGATATTTACTTTTAATGGAGAATTATTATGCCAATAGGCGGCGGAATAGTTCCAGCAACAGGATCAAGTCAGTATAACGAGCTTACCTATGTAACTCGCCGTGCGTTTATCCCCAAGCTGGTCGTACAGCTGTACAACAGTACACCTTTGATGGCTGCGTTGATTGCTAACAGTCAACAAGCATCAGGTGGTGTGTCCCAAGTAACCGTGCCAGTTCAAGGCGCACAGTTTGTTAATGCACAATGGTCGGACTACTCTGGTTCATTTAACCAGCCAGCAGTTCAACAGGGCGCGTTTAATGCTGAATTCAACCTCAAGTTGATGATCTCTCCTGTACCGTTTCTCGGTATGGAAGGTGCAGTTCAACAAGATTACGCAATCATTCCATTGATTGAAGCGCGTATGAATGACGCAACCAATGTGATGATGGATGCGATGGCAACTGCCTTGTACACCAACTACACCAACACTCAACAGTTCATCGGCTTGCCTGGTGCTATTGATGATGGTACAAACATGACTACCTACGGTAACATCAACCGTTCTACCTACACATGGTGGAAGTCTAAGGTTTACAACGCTGGTTCAGTTAACCCAACCCGTCAAAACATTCTTCAGTACATTTCTGGTACTGTTAAGAATGGCGCAGAAGTTCCAACTTTTGGCGTTTGCGGATTTGGTACATGGACACTCTTGGCACAAGACTATGTTGGCCAAGAGCAGTATGTAATTACCCCAGGACACGGTTTTGATAGTGACTCCAATGGCCCACAAGCTGCTTTCCGCGCTTTGATGGTTGCTGGTGTTCCAATCTATCCAGACCCATACTGCCCAGAAGGTACTGTTTACTTCATTAACTCTAACTACATGAGCCTGTATATCCACGATCAGGGTTCATTCGTATTTACTGGTTTTGAATCAACACTCCCTAACTGGCAGATCGGTTATGTTGGCGCAGTCTTGATGATCGCTGAATTAGTGAGCACCAAGCCTAAATCAATGACCCGTGTTCAGGGCTATAACTCTATTTCACTATAAGGAGCTACAGTCATGTCACTCGGTTTAAATAAAATCCTGATCTCAGGTACTGCATCGAATACTCCTGGCGCGTATTGGCAGCTTTCCACATTAACCGCTACTACAACGGGTAATGTGATTCCAGCTGGTACATACCTTGTATTCCCGAACGCTAACTGCACAATCAATGCCGTTTCAGCTTATAACTCCACAACCAATGTGGCAACCTACAGTATCTTGTTGGCTGCTAACACAGGCGGTGTGATTATTTCTGATGGCTTGAATGTGACTGCAAATGCTACAACCAACACCACAATTACATTGGCTACTGTCAATGGTGGTCAGGCTGTATCTGGCACATTTAATAGCTAAGGAGAACGGTAATGGCAGCTTACGATTCAGTATCGCAGTACTACTTAGATTCATTCGGATATGGTCGTGTTGCCGTTGGTAAACCCGTTGCGTTTAATGTCACAGGGAACGGTACTACTACTGGTATCACTCTGCCGATCTTAAGTGGCGGGTTAACAAATGCTAATGCAACCGTTGGATCTGGTTCTGTCATCATTCGTAGAGTTACTGTAGCTGGTGCAGTTGGCAACTTAGCCAATGTCATCATCTCAGTAACCACAAGTGGTGATGGAAACATCTCTAACGCTGTAGTAGCTAATACCACGCTATCAAGCGTTACTGGTCCTGGTACTTACCAAGACCTTACGATTGCTAGTCCGTATAATGCCAGCAGCACCATTACTGGTTTTACAACCCAAGCTCTATTCGTAAATATCAATACTGGAAGTGGTAACGCTTCTAATACTGCAACTATTTCCGTTTATGGCGATGTAGTGAGTTTCTAAATGTCAAATATCTTCGTAACCAACAATTCTGATAAAAAGCTCAAAGACGGGCTTGGCGGTGTCTTTTATGAGTTTCCAAAAGGAAAAACGGTAGAAATACCCGTAGAAGTAGCTCGCCATGTGTTTGGTTACGGAGATGACAGCAAAGAGCCTTACTTGGCACGGTTAGGTTGGATTGTTTCTCAAAATGATTTGGAAAAAGGTTTGGAAATCCTTTCTCAATGGGAAATTTCAACAGAACCACCAAAAAAGAACCAATCGTTATCCCCGTTGGTGGAAAGAGTACCCCTACCCGCTAAAAAGGTAGGGGGAAAAGTCCTTCAAGCGGTAGCATGATTTATGGCAAATAATGGCAAACTTATCGACTTACATTACGCAAGTCCGCAGACTGCTGCACGATGCTAACGGGAATTTTTATACCGATCAGCAGCTAACCGATTACATCAACTCTGGCCGCGAAAGAACGGTTAGGGATACAGGTGCTTTGCGTGAAATTGTTGTCACGCAGACCCCTTGTCAAGTTCCGCCATCAGCAACAATCAATGGCGCATCACCAACAAACCCAGTAGCGTGGGCTGCAAGTACCGCTTACACTCTGAACCAATTTATATTTAGTAACATCTTTATTTATCAGGTAACTCAAGCGGGTACTAGCGACACAACTGCGCCACCGTACCCAGCAAACAATACCAACAATTACAGTAACTACCCTCCATCAACTCAATTTCTTAACGGAACAGTAGGATTGACTTATGTTGGTAATTGCGAAAATATTAACTATGCTGCGCTCACTAATCTTATGGGCTCTAGTCCCCTTAGTCCTAGTAGCGGCAATACTGTTCTGGACATTCTTAATATCAATCTATACTGGGGTAACACTCGTGTTCCGTTAGATTATTTGTCCTGGTCAGACTTTAATGCGCGCTTGCGTTTCTGGCAAAACTACATTGGCAGACCGCTGGCATTTAGCATTTATGGTCAAGGACAAATTTATGTTGGCCCTGTACCCGATCAAATTTACCAAGTAGAGATTGATTGCGTGGTATTGCCAACCGATTTATCACTAAACTCTGCAAGCACAACGGATACCATTACTGATCCGTACAACACTTGCGTACAGTTTTACGCTGCCTACCTTGCTAAGTATTACGAGCAAAGCTACGGCGAAGCAGAAATTTATAAACAGGAATATCAAAAACACATTACTTCCGTTATCAATACTGTTTATACCCGCAGAGTGCCTAGCGTATATAGTTCACCAAGCTAATCATGGCAGCTGCTGAACAAAAAAAATCGTATCAAGTTGTTAAGCAATTTAAAGGTCTTAACACTAAGGCTAACCGCACCGCGATTGATGAATCCGAGTTTAGCTGGCTGGAAAACGCCCAGCCGATTGGTTACGCCAATTTAAAAATTATTCCCAATTACACAACCGCCAAAAATAATTCAAATGTGGCGGTTACTTTTTCTAACTCTGTGGTGTATTTGTCTTCGGTCAATATCGGCGTGTCAGATTATGTCGTTGGTTTTTTAAATGACGGATCAGCCCAATATTACAAAATTCAAGACGCAACTTTTGGAAATGTGGCGGTAGCGGGAACATTTAGCAATACTGGAATCAACACCACCCAATGGTACAACGACAGAATGTTGATTTTAGACCAGGCTAAAGGGTACTTTAGTTGGGATGGAAACAATGTTGTCACGATTGGCTCGGTAGGAACGGTTGGTATTACCAACAAAGGCACAGGCTACACTTCTGCTCCCACCGTAGTCATTTCCGCGCCAGACCAGACAGGCGGTCAACAAGCTAATGCTGTAGCCACTTTAGTAACGGGTGGCTCAAATGTTGGTTCAGTTAGCCTGTCAAATGCGGGTACTGGATACACTAACGGGGCTAATTTAACGGTTTCTTTCATTGGTGGAGGGGGTTCTGGAGCAGCCGCAATCGCTGGAATCAATACTTTTGCTACAGGAACAGTCTCTGTAGCCGTAATTAACGGCGGTGCTGGCTACATTAACGCCTCAAATACGGTGATTTCGTTCTCTGGCGGTGGTGGTACAGGCGCAGCGGGTACGGCAATCATTAGCGGGAATGTGGTCACGCAAGTCATCATGACCAATTCTGGCAGCGGATACTCCAATTCTGCTAACTTGACCGTTACCATTTCGGGTGGCGGGGCAACCAATAACGCCGTTTTACAAGGCATTGTGGCTTCTCAAGCCAATACTGGAATAGCGACCTTCTCAGGACGCGTTTGGATTGCGCAAGGTCGAACTATCTACTACTCTGCTGCGGGATCGTATAGCGACTTTACAAGCGTTTCAGCGGGGTCTGTGACGCTAACTGACTCAACTTTGCACGGAAACATTCAGCAGTTGCTCTCTGCCAACAATTTTTTATACATTTTTGGTGACGATTCCATCAATGTGTTCTCCGATGTACGGGTAACCAATACGGGTACAACCTTATTTACTAACACCAATGTGAGCGCATCTGTCGGGTCTAAGCGGCCATACGCCATCTTCCCGTATTTCCGCTCTGTTCTTTTTATGAACGATTACGGTGTTTACGCTTTGGTTGGCTCTACCACTTCTAAATTGTCTGATAGCCTGGACGGAATGTTTCCCAATATTGACTTTACCGCGCCCGTGTACGCTGGTCAGGTGCTATTGAACAACATTTTGTGCGCGGCATTTAATTTCCGTTATTACGATGCTATTTTTACGCAAAGTTATCGTTACATCCAAGCGGTGTTTTTTGAAAAGAAATGGTTTTTGACTAGCCAAAACAATTCTTTGAAATATGTGACTTCCGTTCCTGTCGGTGGAATTATTACTTTGTATGGCGTGACAGACACATCATTGTATAGACTATACAACGATTCACTATCTTCAATTAGCAGCATTGTGCAAACCGCGCTACTGCCAATGGGAGACCCAATCCGCACAAAACAAGCAACTAAAGTAGGAATTGAAGCTACTAACACCAATACTGCGGTGACTTTAACTGCTACGATTGATACCGAATCCGTTTCCGAGCCACTTAATAATTTGTCTAGTTTGATTTATTGGACTAACAATAATTTTTCAGTCATTTCTTGGATTAACAACTCTAGTGCAGTTGTTGGCTGGGATGCTAGCGGTTATCAATTATTTAAATCAGACGCTTCAAACTATGGAAAATACCTAGGAGTTACAGTAACATCCAATAGTGCGGGCTTTATCTATAACGGTTTTGAATTTGAACATGAATTGAGAGTGAGGTTCTAAATGGGAGTTCCAAATGTCTTTGGTAGTGCTACAACTAGCATACCTCTATCGCAACTTGATGCCAATTTTAATACTACAGCTACGCTTGGAAACACAGCCGTAGGTCTTGGAAATGTCACCACAACGGTGGGAAATCTAACGCTAACTAATGTCAATATTGTAAGTGGTACGAGCAATATTGCGTCAGGAAATTCTACA